CCAGAATTCTCTACAGCCTACACTCGCGCGAGAGCAAAGCAGGCAGATACGCTTGCTGAACGGGTTTTAGACGAAGCTTTTTCCTCTCACGATGCACAGATCGGCAGGCTCCGCATGGATGCGCTAAAATGGTTCGCTTCTAAACTTTCCCCGAAACGATATGGCGATAAGGTTGAGGTTGAGACCAATTCTCAACAAAACTTTAAGATCAGCTTTTCAGTTCCGGACCGTACGACTGCCGGAGGACTGCAGGAATTGCAGGCACCGGCGCCGCAGTTGCTGGAAATCCAGCCGGAACCCGTAGTGTTGCCGGAACCCGATCCGCCTGGGCAAGGTGATTGAATTCCCGCCCGCGCATATTCGCTCCGATTGCCATCGATTCCGGCGCCATCGTTCCCGAACGGGATTTCCATCCACCATCGCCGCATGGCATTGCAACGGCTCCGGCGCCGCTGTTTGACGCATTGCAAATTTTCAGCATCATTTCCCGTCCCATGTCCAAAAAAACACGCACCGAACTCGAAATTCTCATTTCCGCCTATGAATCCAAAGCCAGCACCGAAAACGCGGCGAAGTTAATCGCCACACTTCGCGAAGCATTGGAAGCCTCCGAAAAAGATCGGCACGCACTGGAGCGCGACATTCGCAAGCTGGAAGTTTTCCTTTCTGAAAATGCTTGCGCGCAGAGGAAGACAGTGTAAAGGGGGCGCCGCATGAAATATCCAGCTTATTCAGAATTTGTTTCCAGCCTATGCAAGCCCGGCGATGCCATTCGCGCCGAACTAACTCCGGAGGATTGTCATCGCTTGCACATGGCCGTTGGCATTTCCGGCGAGGCTGGCGAGTTACTGGACGCAGTAAAGAAAGCCGTCGTATACCGCAAACCACTCGACATTGCCAATGTGCGCGAAGAATGCGGCGATTTGCTTTTCTACATCACCGGCATGCTATCCAGCATCGGTGCTACGATGGAGGAGGCAATCGCAGAAAATGCGGCGAAGCTTTCCGTGCGATATCAATCCCTCTCATATTCCAACGAAGCGGCGATTGCCCGAAACGACAAGGACCACGGCGCCGAAATCAAAGGACCCGAGCCAGAAGCCGACGAGGAATTTGACGAGATCATCCCCCGCGCCTGTCCCATCGATGACCCCGATTGCGAAAGTTGCCAATGAGCGAACCCCGAGGAATCGACCCAAACGAATTTGTGCATGACCTCGACCTGTTCGCAAGGTGGGCAATGCAACTGCTCGAAAATAATGGCAGCACGGAAATTGACGAGGAGGGGGCGCCGATGTTCAACAACTACACGCCAGCCACGCTCGCGGCGTTTGCAAGCGCGATGGCATACGCGAAGCTTTTGCGCATGATCGCGGCGTGCATTTTCATGTTAAATCAAGGCGACTTTTCTGAACAGGAATTCCATCGCGAAATCGACAATGCGCTAAACATGCTGGAAGACGAAGCCGACCGCACATGAAATCCCTCCGCGATTACCTATCGGCAAACCGCATCGATGAGACGGAGGCGATGAACCTTTTGCAGGAGAACGGCATCATTGCCGACGAATGCGTCGTTCCCGAAGATGTAGGGGATTCCGGCAAGGCATTAACCTGGATTCATGACCGACGGCATTTGCTTTCAATCAAACCATGAAACAAACAGAGAAAATAACAAAGCTTGCGGGCGAGTATCACGAACTGATTGCGGGGCAAAAGCACAGGGCGGGGGATTGCCATTGGAAAATCGAAACGCGGTGGAGTTACGGCAACTCGCCGGTTTTTGTTGTTTCGCACAATGGCTATCTTCACAAGATGGAGGAAACGATATGCGGAAGCTACGAGGCTGCACTTGCGGTATTGCGCGATGAATTGAAAGATGCCATTGAAATCGAAAGGTGCAGCATCGCGGAATGCAACGACATAAGGTTTCCGGATGACATCCCCGGCGAGTTGCGTGCCTTTGAACTATGACATGGGAAGAATATGCGTTGGGGATTGCCGAGGTTGCGGCGGGGAAATCGAAAGACCCGTGGCAAAAGGTAGGGGCATGTGTGTTGAGGAATGACAACACGATTGCCGGTATTGGCTACAACGGGTTTCCCGCCGGAATGGAAGAGGATTGGGAGGATCGTGACAAGCGAAGATTGTTTGTGGTCCATGCGGAACAAAACGCCTTGCGGTATGTAAAGCCAAACGAATGCCGATTGATTGCCGTGACTCTATTGCCGTGCAACGATTGTTTGCGTTCGATTGCCAGCCATGGAATCCGGAGGGTTGTTTTCCGCGATGTTTACGAACGGGATGGAACAAGCATTTGCGTTGCCGGTGAATTTGGGATTGAATTGGTGCAGATTGGACAAGGTGAGATTTCATCGTATTGGGACCATAGTGGGAAGCCATCTGTTTTTGTGGTGCAGGAAAACGGGATTGAGATTTACAGGGGCGGGTATAAAGAAGGCGAGAAGCTTTTAAGAAAATAAAATGAGATTCCACGCATTGGGTTTGCCGCATACTGTCACGAACCGCCATTTCAACGCATGCGCATACACGCAGAAGGTTTTGAAATTTGGCAAGATGATGGTGGAGCGCGGGCATGAAGTCATCCACTACGGGCATGAGGATAGCGACTTGGTTTGCACCGAGCATGTGACTGTTTTGACCAACGATGATTTTCAGAAAAGTTACGGATCGCATGACTGGAGGAAAACCTTCTTCAAATTTGATACGGGCGACCATGCATATCGTAATTTTTACGCTAATGCCATCCGTGAGGTTGGGAAGAGGAAGTTGAAGAATGATTTCATTTTGCCGTTTTGGGGTTGTGGCGTGCGACCTGTTTGCGATGCGCATCCGGACATGATTTGCGTGGAACCCGGCATTGGATATGCGGGAGGGCATTGGGCAAGGTGGAAAGTATTTGAGTCTTACGCAATTTATCATGCCTATTATGGATTATCTGCCGTTGGTTCATGCAAGCAGGACTGGTATGATGTTGTGATTCCGAACTATTTCGATGTGGAGGATTTCGAGTTTAATCCCGTGAAAGAAGACTACTTCTTATATTTGGGCAGGGTTTACAGCGGGAAGGGTGTTGATATTGCGATACAAGCAACGGAAAAGGCAGGGGTTAAGCTTGTTATTGCAGGGCAGAAGGAAGAGGGATACAAGTTGCCAGACCATGTTGAATATGTCGGATATGCCGACATGGTGACGAGGAAGAAGCTAATGATGAATGCGAAGGCAAGTTTTATCCCGTCGCAGTATATTGAACCATTTGGGGGCGTTCAGGTTGAGAATCTGCTTTGTGGAACTCCGACGATTACGACAGATTGGGGAAGTTTTGCGGAAAACAACTTGCATGGGATTACAGGGTTTAGGTGCCGGACGATGGGTGATTTTGTCGATGCGATTGAGAACATTGGAGACATTGACCCGAAAGCATGCCGGAAATGGGGCGAAAACTTCACGCTGGAAAAAGTTGCCCCGATGTATGAGAAATACTTCAAAGATGTGATGAATGTTTATACGGATAGGGGATGGTATGCAGAAGGCAACGGGCTTTATGCCGGAATGAGGAATTATACATGAGCGACTACACATTTGAAGCAGATTACTGGGGAGATTGCTGCAATACATTCGATGAAGACCAGAAGCATTATGTTTATGCAAAATACATGGGATTGAGCCGTGTTGGTTATTCGTTTGATGTTTCCGGCAAGCGGATCATTGACATTGGCGGTGGTCCGTCATCGATGCTTTTAAAAACAATTAACCTTGGCGTTCGTTCCCTGGTTGTGGACCCGTTGGAATATCCCATGTGGACATACGACAGGTATTCTTCAAAAGGGATTGATTCCTTGATTTGCCGTGGGGAGGATATTTTTCAAGAAGGGTTTGACGAGTGTTGGATATACAATTGCCTCCAGCATACCGACAATCCAGAATTGATAATTAAAAACGCATTGAAGTCAGCTAAGATTCTTAGGATATTTGAGTGGGTAGATATCCCCCCACATGACGGGCATCCCATAGAACTGACAAAATTCAAGTTAGATAAATGGATTGTTAACGCAAGTGAACGAA